GGTGCGCGACGGCCGCGAACCCGAAAAGTGCGTTCTCCTGCGCCAAGTCACCGAGAAAATCTCGCCAGCCCGGTCGGTTGCGCGCGGTCGAGGTGATTTCGCGACGGAAGGCCTCGGTTTTTTCGGCCGCGCCCTCAATGTCCTCGGGCAACGAGGAGTTGGTGATGTATTTCGTGGCCTCGACCGCCTGCACGAAGCGCGGCGCGACCTTTTCGACGAGCATCGCGAGCACCTTAGTGCTGAAGTTTGCTTTCCAAGCCAGCCCTTCGTTCTCCAGCGAGTCCGTGCGATGGGGCTTCTCCGAATTCACTTTGGCTTGGATTCTTGCGTTTTTTATGTTGCGCTCGCGCGAGGCAGCGAGCAGCGTCATTATGATGTTTTTCGCCTGGATGGCATCCCGAATCGCCCGGTTGCCGGGCTTCAGGTTCTTGCCCAGGTCGGGCGGCGACACCGCTCCCTTGAAATCGCCCGGTGGCGTGTTGCCGTAGGCGGGCTCTGGCATCGATGGAGTGAGAGGCATCTTCTTCTTAAGTGCAGATTTTCAGACGTTTGTCAAGGGCCAGCGATGGTCGGGGCATTTCTCGGTGGCGAGCTTGGCTTTCGCGGCCACGAAGCAGCCGCACAGCTCGCACTGCTTGGTCTTCGGCAGGAAGTGCGGGCACCGGTGGCAGGCGTCCAGGCGCTGCCCCTCGATTTTTTCGCCCACGAAAACCTTGGAGCCGGTGGCGACCGCAACCACCACGCGCTTAAGGGCTTTTACCGCGTTTTTCGCTTCTTTCCGCATGATGTGCATCCGACGTTCTGTTGTGGCATAACTCGTTTCGGCCGAGACGTTTGCGTGCTCCGGCAGTAGCCAGGGAAGTTCCTGCACAGCTGGGCGTTGACCTCCTCGGCGGGGTCACCAACCGCTAAGTGATTGATGACACGATAGTTAATCACGCGCGCGATGAGCTGGGCCTTGGACGCGCCGCGGTGCTTAACCTCCTGGGCATCAACGAATACCCAGCCGCCGGGCGGGTGCAGTCCCGGGTTGAATTTCGCGCTCATAATTCGAGGTCGTCCACCGCGGTGTCGAGGTCTTCGAACCGGTTAATCCGGTCGCAGCCGATGTCCCGCTCGTGCGGGTTCCATTCGTCGGACTGGGTCTCAACCGGCTCCACGTCCGTGTCGCCGGCCATGCTCGGAGTGAACCCGAACCCCTTGCGACAGGCCTGGAGGAAAAGCGTGAAGGCGTCCGCGTTGTCCGGGGACTTGCCGCCGTGCCGCGACTTGTATTCCTTCTTGGACTCGACGTGCGACTTCTTGCCCACCATCCGGAACAGCCGGTCCGTCAGCTCGGGATACAGCTCCCCGGAGTCCAGCTCGAACGCGACGAACAGATACTTGAACTCCAACCACCGGCGCAGCGCGAACCACAACTCCGAGTTGACGCGGTCGTAGAGTTCCTTGGCGGTGTCCTCGTCTTCGAGGAACACCCGCACGTCCGAGGCGCCCTCGTAGAAGTTCACGCCGATGACCATGGGCGACCACCGCGCGCGCATGTAGTCATAGACGCCCTGGCCGTTGCCGGTCCGGTCCACCGCGAGGTGCTCCGGCCGAATCTTCAGCGCGCGGCACAGGCGCATGATTTCGTCGCCGACCGCGAAGGTGTCCCCGTTGGCGATGGGGAAAATCTTTTCGGCGAGCGCCAGATACTTCGGCGCCTTGTGCCCGTTGCGGTCCGTGAACCAAATAGTCTCGCCCTCGGGGTGCTTCAGACTCGGCCCCAGCTTCACGCCGGCGGCGCGACCGAAAAGGCCCTTGCACAGCCGGCACGCGTCGCCGCCTTCGAGCGCGAGGTCCGCCCCCGCCACCGGCGTCGGCGTGTCATACCAGATGACGCTGCACTTCAGGTTGAGCGTGAGCCCGGTCGGGATGACCGCGAGCGCCACGCCGATGGGCGGGTAGCAGCCGCGCACCATCGTCCAGTAGCCGGGCGAGTCCAGCCCGCCGGCGTTGGCCACGATTTGCAGCATGCCCTCGTAGGTCTGCATGCCGGGGAAAACTTCGCGCTTCTCCTTGATGTTCTCCGACTGCATCGCGTCCAGGCGCACCACGAACCAGCCGCGCGTGGACATCCACTCGAAGTGCAGCTCGGGGTCGAACGAGCCCCAGCCGAAGGTCGGCTCGGTGCGGATGCCCACGTCGTTGTTCCGGTCGTCGGGGTTGAACGCGCCATAGACCTTCAGCCCGCCGCGCTTCGACGTGTTCGAAAGCAGGTTGTCGATGTCGTGCCAGAGTCCCTTGGGCAGGTTGCTGATTTCGTCCACGAACACGAACAGCCGCGAGGTCTCACCAAACTCGGGGTGGGCTTCTTTGCGCCGGAAGCGGGCGACACCTTGCAGCCGGCCGGCGGCTTTCTTGCCCTGGGGAATCACCACGCCGCTGATGGACCCGCGCCGCTTGCGCAGGTCGAGGCCGATGAACAGCTTTCCGATTTCGCCCGGGAGCGGGATGGCGGACTCCCGGTGCAGCGTGACTAGGTGCGAAAAAAGGTTGGCCTCAAGATGGTCCTCGCTCGGGCCGAGGACGCGCACCGAAGTGTATTCGGGGTCGCGCAACCACTCCAGGAAAAACCGAATCGCCATGCTGAACGATTTCGATTGCTTGCCGGCGCCCATGAGGAGACCGAAGTCGTGCTCGTCAACGGCGGACCAGACGCGCTTGGTGTGGTTGGGTCGGGGGTCGAACTGGTTGGGAGTCCAGAGAAGTTGTGCGGCTTCCTCGAACGCACCGTTGGACAGCGCCCAGTGGAGGAGAATGTTGAGGAGTTCAAACGCTTTGGCCTTGGTGTCCACCGACTGCTTGGCGACCGATGGCGTCGTCTGCGCCGCCCAGGCGCGCACGAGCCGGGCCGCATCGAAAATCTCGCCGGCATGCACCAGCTTCGCGGTCTCGCGAAGCAAACCTTTGGCCGGGTGTGAATCGGGGAGCGCCACGGGTCACCGGATTTTCTTCAGCGCGCGGGCCAGCCGAAAATAGCAGTGGCCCAGCGCGGCGAGGTAGCCGTTGCGCGGCCGGCGCCGCAGGGCCAGCCAGACCTCGCCCAGGGCGACGACGGTCGGCATCACCGTGAGGAGGAACCACAGCTTCAGGTTGTCCAACCCGTGCATAAATTGTGGGGCGCGTTGTTTAAGCCGTTAACGCCGGCTGCCACGAGTGACGGGCTGCGGACGTTGCCCGCTGTCACCATTTACCCGCTGACAGGCCAGCCACTGGGCGCCCCACGCCGGAACATTTAGTTGCTCGGCCAAAACGGGCTGTCCTGTCAAATTGGTGGAGACTTTCCTTGGCTGGAATGCGGTGCCCCTGACCGCCTGCCCCGTTACCGAGTCCTGGGGGCAGGACCTTCGACGACCAGCGTTAGCTGGGGGCTCGGCGAAATTGTTCATGGTCAGGTAACCGTTACGGTTACAGTTCCCTGTCCCGGTGCGGAAGGCAGCGTGGGACCCAGGATGACCGGACTGTCCGGACCCAGGCCGACGAAGTTCTCGGCGCGGACCTTCCAGTTGTAAACCGCTGGAGTTGGATTGAAAATGTCCAGGCTCGCAACGGGCGTGTTGGCCTTGAAGTTGAACGGACCGCCGTTCTGGCTTTCATAGACCTTGTAGTTCGTAACTTGTTCTCCCGCGGGGTTCGCGGGCCATTCTAAGTGCAACGTGGTTGGCATGTCACCTAAGAAGTGGGCGGTTCCGGCGTTTTGTCAAGCCGCATCACGGTGCTGGAGTGCCAAAAAGTTTGGCCCGACGGCGCCCGGTGCCCGAGCTGGCGCAGCCGCTCCGCAATGACCTGATATGTCATCCCCCGCCGGCGCAGGTCGCGGATGACGACGAGGATATGCCGCTCGTCCGCGTTCTCAGCCGGGTCCGGGTTGTCCCCGAACCGCCGCGGCCCGCCGCAGGGCCGGCCGGTCTTCGCCGCCGTGCGCCGCCGGCCGTCTTGCAGCTTCTTAACAATGACGGCCTTCTCCCACTGCGCCAGCGCGCCGAGCAGTTGCCGCAGCAACACGCGCGTCGGGTCGCCGTCCTTGCAGGTCAGTTCCTGGCCGGTGTCCGCGGCGAATACCTTGACGTTTTGCTCCTGGCACTTCACGAAAAAAAGTTCCTGGGCCATGAGGTCGCGCGCCACGCGGTCCGCGCGCTCGACGATGATGGCGCCCACGTCGCAGGCCACCGCGAGTTCCAACATCTCAATGAGCATGAGGCGGTCCTCGAACGCCGCGCCGCCGGACTGTTGCTCCTCGAACGTGCGCGCGATGGTGAACCCGACGTGGTCCGCATACGCGTGCACCGCGTCGCGCTGGCGCTCCAGCCCGTTCATGTCGAGCTGTTCCTTGGTGCTGACGCGCAGGTATGCGAAAGTTCTCATGTAGCGGCGGAAATTAAAATAGCCGGCGGGCTTCCGGTAAACACGACAGTCGATTCTACGTCGGTGACCCCGGCGGCGGTCCCGACGTTCACCCAGGTCATCACCTGCTCGTGTCCGTGCCCGGCCAGCCGCAGGTCATCCAGCTGCCTTGCAAATTCGTCGAGTGTCATTGGAAATGTTCGCTCAGTTTCTTCTCCGGGTCAAGGCCCTGCTCGCGACAAATTTCACGGGCGGAGGTGCTGCCCACGCCGCACAGGTCCATGACCGCGACCCACGCCGGCGCAATTCGGAAGTTAGTCCCGGCCAGGATGCGGAGCGCGCTTCGCAATAACCACGCGCGGTCGATTTTTTCCAGGGTCATAATTTTGCGATGTCGTCTAGCTCAGTATTCCACCGCGCCAGCACTCTGTCAAGGTTGTCCGCATCGGCGGCATTCCGAAGCTGGCTACGCAGGTCCGGGAGCTGTTCCAAAATGGCTTTGGCAAAAGCCCGGTAGCGAAACTCCCGGCGGATGTGCCCCTGCATTTTGTCCGTGAATTTCTTCAGCGCGTCAGAATAGTCGAACTGCGCGGTGTGGAGGTCCCCCGTCCAAAGGTCCCCCGTCCAAAAATATGGCTTATAGGGTTTCACTGGGCACGCACAAACATACCGCCCGCACGTCGGGCAACAGTCATCAAGGGGGTCGCTTCTCATTCGTCATCTCCCCGTTTCCCCCGTAGGCGTCCCACACGTCCCGCGCATCCGGATAATTCGCAGTGTCCTGAATGGCGAGCAGCCGCCGCGATATCTCGCGCGACATGGCCACGCACACCTCCTGCATCCGCGTGATGCGCCGTGTCACTAGCTCACGGGCGTTTATCAGGTGGTTGATTTCCATGTCGCGAAGAGACACCACCTCGCCGGCCTTGGTGCGCCAGTGCGTGAGATGGGAAACCTTCCCGCTGCCGCCACCACCCCCGCCGCCGATGATGTGGACGTGGACCTCCTTCGCGGTCGCGGGCAGGGCGGTGGCCAGCTTGCGCTTGATGCGCCGGCGCAGTTTCTTCTTGGTCGTCTTTTTCATCAGGCCTTTCCCGTCCGGGTTTTCTCGGCGGCGGCGCGGGCTTCCGCGGTGGCCTTGACGGTTTTCTTGCGGGCGTTCGTCGCCTTGGCGAGCTTCCGCTGCTTGGCGGATTCGATGGCGTTGTTGATTCGTTGGATTGTGGCTAGGTCGTTCATAAAATGTTGTTGTAGGGTCCGCTCCACATCGGCGGGGCAGTTTGTTCAGCCGCGGTCTTCAGCGCCCGGCGAAACATGCGCGCGTGGTGCCGGGCTTCGTCGTTAGTAAACCACGCCGTCCCGATGTCGAACGTCTGGTTGCCGACCTTGAACCGCACTTGAAAAGTGTCGTCGGAACGGTCGCCGCCAAGGTGAAGAACGTAAACTCGTGGCTTCATTAGTCCTCGCAGTCGGGCGCCTCGGGCCAGGAGATTTCCACACCGGTGGCATCACCAAAAGTTTTGCCGACGGCCTTGAAGCCGCGGCCCTCGAAATGCGCAATGACCCGCGCCCGCGCGCCGGCCAGCGCCTCGGGGTATTCCTGTTCGGGCTTCGTGAGCGAATTGGCGAACACCGACACACTCTTCATCGGCGCGGGCGTGGAGTGCGCCCACATTATCCGCTCGTCCAAGGCCGCTATCCAGCGCTCCGTGAGGTATTCCGTCCGCTGGACGATGCTCGCCTCGCGGATAGCAGCCTGCCGGCGGAAGCGCTCGCGCATCTGCTCGACGGTCGGCGGCGGTGGATTAAATGGTTCGGTCTTCATATTCTATCCTTACCAGTGCCATAGATTGGCGGGATGTCAAGGGTTGCTCGATGGTTTGAGATGAATTGTGCGATTTGGTCCGCGGTGCCCGTAACGATGATTTCCGAGCCGACGCGGTCGATGATGGTGAGCCCGGCGTCCGTCAACTCGGAAATGAGCGCGGTGGCCCGGGCTTCGTGGCCGGCGTAAACGTGATAGTGGTTGTTCATATCGTCCTCTACAGTGCCAGATTCCCCGCCGTTGTCAAGCCCCAGCGCAGCTCCCCATCCAACCAAAAAGCGGTGAAGGGTTCGCTGGTCATGTGAGAACCGTCCACCCACAAGTCCTGGACATAGACTTGCCGCTCGACCACGGGCCTGGGCATCAGGTCCTCCGCAGGGCGGTTACAGGCGAACCGCAGCGGCCCGCAGTGCTCCAGTTCCTCTCGGGTGTAGGGTTTCACGCGGGGCAGGTCAAAAGGTTGGTGGTGCGGACGGGCACGACCTTCCAGGCCTTGAAAACCCGGCGCCGCCGGCCGGGCGCTTTCTTCGCGGGCATCGGCACGCGGACCTGATTGTCCACGAAGGTGCGCCCGTGGACCACGACGTAGTGGCGGGTCACGTTCACGATGACCGGCGCCGCGGCGATGTCCTTGCGGTGCTCCCGCAAAAAGCGGGCGAGGGTCGGAACCGGGTTCTGGATACGCAGGGGTATTCCCCATTGCGTTTCGTAGCGGTGGTCTTCCGTCCAGCTGTAGATTAGCTCTAGCTTGAACCCAAGCTCGTTGGCCACGTGCCCGAGCACGAGGTTCGTCACGCCTTTGACCCGGCGCTTGCCGGTGCGGGCGAGGATGTGTTTGTGGATGACGCTGGTGGGCTGCCCGGTCGTGATGGACAGCGCCGCCGGCCCGCACCAGAGGGTGCCCGGCAGGTCGTGTTTGATTGGGTGTAGTTTACTCATTGTGGATTGATGATTGGGGCCGTCCCATAGGGGAACACGAAATACATCTCGCGGCCCACGAAGTCGTTCAACGACTTGGGGGCTGGGGTGGTGTAAAAATAGCGGGTGAGCCCCACGTCGAAAAAGTAGAGCGGCATGCCCGGCGCCGCCAGCATGTCGAGCATCATCCGCCGGGTCAGCAGCTGCCGGCCGGGGGCTTTGGGATGTTCGTCGTGCATCACCCCGTAACTTCGCACACGGACCTCGGGCTGTCAAGCCGAGGACTTCGAAATCACGTCCCAGGCCGGCCAGTAAAAGCCGTGCGCCTGATAGACGAGCCCCTTGCCAAGTAACTCGACCAACGCACTGGGGTCTTTGACCTTGGTGACGGGGAGCGGCTCGCCCAGCATCACGGCTTGGAGTTGCTCCAGTTCGGGGTCCGAGAGCCGGTCACGAAGTTTCATGGTGTGTCAAAAAGTCGCGCGCGAGGATTTTCCTCAAATCGCGCTCGGTTGTCTGAGCGCCGCCGGCCGGCCCCGCCTCCCCCCGTGCCGGCACCCCGACTTCGCGCCGCGGGCTGGCACGATTCTTGCTTTAGCACGCAAGCCCTTGGACCGCAGCACATTGACCGAGTGTCTAGGACCTGGGCACGGGGACCGAGGGGCTCGGCAATAAGTGCCGAGTGACCCGGTTCGTGTCCCGTTGCGAGTCTAGGCCGTTGCAGAGCAGCTAAGGTGCTGAGGGCCAAGGACCTCCAGGCCGCGCTTCGGAGGGATTGGCGGGTCGTCCCAATATCGGGACAAGTGAGTGAGCACTTACTTACCATGCGTTGGCGGGGTCGGGTCGGGCGGCGCGACCTCGGTTCGCTCAGCCGGGGCTACAGGGGCGACAGCTTGGCACACGGCATCGGCCAACTCCCGCACAATCTGGTCCGCGGGCTTGGTCGCCGTGCCGACCGAGTTAAGTGATTGGATGACAGCAGCATGCAACGCAGACACATTCATCTGGTCTGGCTCGTCGTCGCGCTTCGTGCGCTCGCCAACGGTGTCACCAAGTGCGGCGTAACACATTGCGCTGGCCTTCTCTGCCGCCGCGGCGAGGTCCACAAAATAGCGGGCCGAGAGGATTCTGGCACCGTTCTTGCCTACGTTCGACACTTGGTCGCAAATCTCCTCGGGCGACATGCCCTCAAAGCGACGGATGACGCTGTCCAGGAGCGTGCGAATGCGGTGGCCTTGCACGAATGCAAGCGCCTTGTTCTGAGCACGTTCGAAATCTCCAGGCTTGCCAGAAGTGGACAAAAGGGTGACGCGCTGAATCTTCGCCTGCCAGCCCTCGGCATCGGCCAGGGCTTGAACGACCGCCGGCTCCAAATTCAGCGCCTCGGCGGTGCGTGCGACGTCGCCGCACAGTGCCACGTAGGTGAGCAGAATCTGCGAGACGTCTAACTTGTTCTTGTTGAGCAACATAGGTTAGCTGCCGAGGGGTTTCTTCGCGCGGTCGGTCGCATGCACGCGCCACCACTGCTCCCGTTTTTGTTTTCGGATGAGTTTCTTCGCCTCGGTGTGCAACTTCTGTGCCGCGTGAGGCGCCGCCTTGAAAAGTTCCCGTTCGATGTCTTTGGGGTCTTGCATGTCCGTTTAAGAGGTGCGGCCCAGGCGCGAAATGTCAAGGCATGCACTTTGCACGCCTGAAAAGGTAGCCGTGAGGCAAGGTGGAGTGGACGGTCATAACCTGTCTGCTGGGGGGCTATCCTACTCCTATCCTCTTCTAATTCAATAATTTAAGAAGAAGAAGAGGGTATAGTCAACGTGTTTACCTGAAAATGAGAACCCCCGAAAATGCCCAGCAGACAGGTTATGACCGTCCACTCCACCTTGACAAACCCGGAAAAGGCCACACTGGGAAGGGTGACATGATATCGAGCCGCACAGTTCTGCACGAGGCAATACGTCGCCTGCACCAAGTCTGGAAGCGCTGGGACCTTTTCAACCGGGATGGAGTGCCCATGGCCGAGGCCGAGGCTGCCCGGCTCCGGGATATGAAGGCCGACCTGCTGGCGCGCATTGGTCTGTCGCGCATTCGCAACAAGGCCGCGTGGTATGAACGCGTCGAGAGTGCTTGTTCGGCACCACCGGTCAAGGTCGCCTCGTCCGTGCCGGCGTGCGTCCGCGACTTCGAGCAGCCGCACGACTGCCCGACGTGGCGCGGCCTGGACAGTGCGGAACCCGAGCGCAAGGTGGTGGGGCTGGTCTGGTGCCGACGCGTGGGGCGCTGGGCTATTCGCATCCAGTGCCGGCGCATCCAGGGCCAGCGTGCGGAGTATCTCAACACCGAGACGCACGGCATGTCCTGGGGCCACCTCGCCGTGGCCATCGACCATCTCAAGTGCGTCCTCATTTTTCGCGGGCACCTCAGCTTGCCGGTGTTCGGCACCCGCACTTCTGCATGGAATGCCTGGAGTTTTGCCAAGGAGAAAATGGACTGTGGCGACGTGGAACTAGACCTGGACAACCCGCTGCATGCACACCTCGCGCAATGGCTCTCGCGCCAGGAGAAGCTGACCGAGGACCGCATCAAGTATCCGGATGCCACGCTGCGCGACTACCCCAAAGAGACCGCGGCCGAGGCGCGCTATATCAATGACGCGTTTGGGAGCAACGTGGCCTCTTGACATTTTTCGAAAAGTCCACACTGGGATAGGTAGAGATGAACAAGAAGCAATGGCAATCACTGGTCGCGGCGTTCCGAGACGCGCGCACCGCGGCCCTGGTCGCAGACGACTACGTAATTGGCGGCACGCACCAAGTCTTGGTGGACACTATAGTCCGTCGCGTGGCCGAGAGGTGCGAAGACCCTGAGCTGTTTATTCTCGTGTGCGGCGCGACGGTTCTCAAACCCAAATGAAAACGAAACCCTTCAACATCGACGAAGCCAAACGAACCCTGCGCGCGGTCACGCTGGCCGGAGAACCGGTGCGCCTTTTCGCGTTCGACCTCAAGGGCGCGTATCCAATCCTTGGGGCCATTAGCGTGGACGGCGGCAAGAACGAATACACGGCACGCTGGACGCTGGCCGGGCGCTCCACACTGGGCGGCAGCAGCGCCGAGGACTGCTCGTCTGACCTGCGGTCGCCGGTCGAGACGGTCACGCGCTATATCAATATCTACCGGCGCGCCGACTCTGTTGAGCTGCGGACCGGCCCCGGCGTTTTCGTCACGCACAAGGACGCCGAAGACTGCGCGGGCCATTCCCAGTTCGCCGTCGTGGAAATCAAAATCGAGTTGCCATGAAAACGAAGCCCTTCAACATTGACGAAGCCAAACGAACCCTGCGTGCGGTCACCCGCAGCGGACAAGCGGTGCGCCTCTTCGTGTTCGACCTTGGCAAGAGCAACGACATCGCGGGCGCCAGGATGACCGAACATGGGGAAACGCTCACCGGCTGGTATTCCAACGGCCGTTTCTTCACGGACCGCGAGCACGGCAACGACCTGCTCACGCCCGTGGAAACCGTCACGCGCTACCTCAACCTTTACCGGAAGGGCACGGGTGAAGTGTATCCGGGCGCGGGGGTTTTCGTCACGCGCGAAGACGCCGAAGAGGGCGCGGGGCGTTCCTGCTTCGCCACCGTGGAAATCCAATTCGAATTGCCGTAATGTATGAGCCGACAGGAAGACATCAAGGCGCCGCCGCCGGGACCTATTCAGCCCATCTTCAACGACAGCCTGACGCAGATAGAACGCGAGCGGCGGATGTTGCGCTATCGTGCGCAGGGCCTGACCAGTCCGGAAGCGACGGAGAACGTGAAGGGAGCCGCCGCCGCGTTCGGCCAGCAATACGGGAAAATCCCGGGCGCAGCGCTGAAGCGAGCGCCGCAACCGAAAGGCCGGCAGCTCGGGTTATCGCCTACCAAAAGTGCGGCGACTCCACAGACGCCGATTGGCGCCCAGTTTTTGAAACACCAACCACAACCGAAACCAATGAGCAAAAATCTAATCGTCCCCGTAAACGCGCAGGGCGCACCAGTGGCTGATACCCGGCCCGAGGCCGCGCGTCCCAAGCTGTCCTTTTCGCCGGCACCCGACGGCACGTTTTGCAAAATCGCAGACCGTCCGCGCCCGGCCAATCACCCGCTGCACCTGCCGTGGACCCAGAAATATCTGGCCACGCATGATAGCCAGCCTTTCGCTATCGCGATGGATGAGGCTGTTGCGAACCTCCTATCCAATGCGCTCAACACCTATTTTCAGGCGGTGATGCAACACCAAGCCGAGCAGGAAGCGCGCAAAGCGGCCGAAGCAGCCGCAGCCAATGACGCGGACGCGTTCGGCGCGCCGCTGGTCGAAGAGACCGACGCCATCACGGGCGTGCCCGCGAGTGCGGTCGGCGAGCCGAGTGAAATCGAACAGCTGCCCAGCCTATGAGCAACACCATCTACACTGCCGAGAGTGTGAGCCTCGTGCAATCGTGCGCCGTGGCCGCGGTCCTCGACGAGCGCGCGCGGCAAGACGCCAAGTGGGGCACGCAGAACCACACGCCCATCGTGTGGTCGGCTATCCTCACTGAGGAGTGCGGCGAGTTTGCGAAGGAAGCGCTGGAGTTTCACTTCTCGGTGAAGCCGCCCCAGCCGAACCTGCGGTATGAAGCCGTCCAGGTCGCGGCCGTCGCGCTGGCCATCATCGAATGCATAGACCGCCATGCCGAGGCCAACGCCGGAGAAAACTCACCCTTATGAGTAAACACACCGCGGAGACCATCCAGTGGGCGCTCTACTTCGCGTTCTTACTGGGCGTGTCCTACCTGCTACTGCGATGAAGACGCCGCAAGAATGGATGGACGCGCACGGCTACGACAAAAGCGTTTGCTGTGGCCACGGTGAATACTGGGACCTGCCCAAGCGCATCGACCTCGACATCATCGCGCGCATTCAAGCCGACGCGCAGGCCGGGCGGGAGCCCGTGAAGGTGTGGTGTCGTGTGCAAGGAAAGTGGGTGACGCCATGAACCCCAACATCAAATCCGCGGCAGGCGGCAACCGCAGCTTCGGCCTGCATGGTGCGGGCAAGGGCGACGCGGACCGCACAAGCGATGTAACCGCGTATAACGAGCGACTAATGGACATTGAATTCCCGCGGGTTCATCCCTCGTTAGATGAAGCGTTCACCAAGTCGCGCCGGGGCTACAAAAAAGTTTATGGAGCAACACCTGACAAACACGCATCGGCTCTCGCCGCTACTTTTCCGCTGGTCGTGGGGCCGGCACCACTTTCAAGTGCGGCGTCTGAACTGGCGGTGGAGATGCGCACACTACGTGACGAAATCGTATGACATCGCCTACCGCGTCTGGTGGTTCTGCCCGCTGTGCGTGACCTGCATATCGATGCCCAAATGAAGCCCTTCAAACTTTTTGAGTGCGGCACGTATCGCTGGATACACAGCCCCTGGGAATTCTGCCTCTCGTGCGGCTACCCTGGCCACTGCGCACAAGCGCGCTCGCGCACCATCTATCTGACGCTCTACCACCGCACGTTCTGGTTTAAATTTTCCTGGCCCACGAAGCCTGAGAGAATCAATGGGGTGCCGCTGTGAACCCGCCGACATGGAAACCGTCCCGGTTTGAGCTGGTGGACGAGCCATATCAATGCATCATCCGCGACGTGGAGAACCAGCTCAACTTTGCTTTCATCGCGGAGAGCGGCCATGGGCTGCACTCGCATGACCGCGCGCTCGCGGAACGGGTGGTTCAATTTCTCAACAGGCTCCTGCCCATGGAGCGCACGCGCCCATGAATTCACATCTCAAGCGTCTGCTTCGCGGGCTCTACGCCCTCGGCATCGTGGCCGGCACCATAGGCGCGGCGGTTTTTCTCGCGTGGGCTTGGCCCTGGGTTTTGGTTGCCGTATGCGTGTTGGTGCTGGCGTATGGCATTGGCGGCATGGGACCCGATGACGGTGGGAGCGACATGCCATGAGCAACACCTTCGTCCTCTGCGCTCTCGCCGTGGCGCTCCTCATGTTCATCCTCTGGAGGAGTAAAGGTGTCTGACGTCGCCGGCAACCTGGGTCCCAACGTCGTCCAGGCCATCATTCCAACCGAACGGCGCATGGATGTTTTTGTGTGCCCGGGCGTGCCCGAGGAAGCGCTCGCGCGCTGGCTGACGCAAGGCGGCGCGTCAAACTTCCACCATGACGCCGCGAGTGCGCCGACGTGCGGCATCGCCCTCTTTGTGCTCGGCCCCTACGGGTTTGCCTCTGCGGCGACCGCGGCCATGCTGGCACCGTTTTACGCGCAGGCCGGCAACGAGGCCAACTGTTTTCAGTGGTGCGGAATTGAGAAAAACTTCACGCGTCGCGACCCGGAGTGGTTGCAGGCGCGGACAGCTTCGTAACATTCCCGTCACACAATCGTAACTTGCGGCTGGGGCCTGCCGTGGTATCTTCACACCATGAAGATTCTGAGGCTCTCCACCACCAACAGCGACGGAAGCGTAATTAGCTACTCCGCCCGCATCGTGCGCACCAATCCAGACAACACCATCTGGGTCGAAATTCCGGCGCGCGTTCGCGCGCTCCCCTTTCCTCCCTACGGTGGCAAGCGATATGCCCAGTTTGACCTCGCGGTCGTGGGCGCCCAGGTCGTCACCCGTTAACCCTCAACCACCCCAATACCATGAGCCGAAAACACTTCGAAGCCCTCGCCGCGGAAATCCGCGCCGAATACACCTGCGCCCGCACCTACGACAATTTTCCCGCCGCCGAGGCAATCGCCCGGCTGGCCGGACGCATCGCCCGCGTCTGCGCGGACAGCAACCCCAACTTTTCCGACGCGCGCTTCATCAAAGCGTGCGGCATCGGTTCCACCGAAGTCATTGGAGCCTAACTATATGGCCACCCTCAAACGAAACGGCACGGAGCTGGCGCGGTTCGAATACGAATCGGGCACCCTCGTGGTAATGTCCAACGGCCGCGTTTTGCGCAACCGAGGCGACGGCTGGGAGCGCTACCGGCACGCCAAGCCGGGCGTGGCCGCTGAGACCATCGCGGCCGAGCGGCGGGCGCGCTTCGAAGCCCGGCGCGCGGCCTGCCCGACCTGGGCGGAGTATATCGAGGCGCTGTGCGACGCGGTCGCGCTGCGGCACCGTAGCGTGCTGGCGACGGCCATTGCGATGATGCCGACGGACGCGGACGGCGTCTGGTCCACAATGGACGACTACGGCATGGGCCTGGACCTGGACGACGTGGTCCGGCTGTGCGACCTGCGCACGCGCGGCGAGGCCGAGCTTCGCGCCTTCAAACAGGCGAAAGAATAATTTGACAACCCGCCCGACCTGGGCGACATTCCTGCATGAAAGAAACCAAGTTCAGTATCGGCGACGCGGTGGTTTTCCGCGCGTTCAACGGTGACAGCGTCTCGGCCACGATTCTCGCGGTGCTTCCGGACGCGGTCCGCGTGGGCTACTGCTCCGGCAGCCGCATCATCAACGGCCGCATGGAGCCGAAAATGGAGCGCGTGCTGGTCAAGCGCGCAGACTACGGGCGCATCACGGCCTTCCCCAAGGACAGCAAGTTCCTCGTGCTCGAAACCCTCTAAGCCTCACCACTATGCACAAAGTCACCATCTCGTTCCCGTCCCTGGAGGACGCGGAGTTTTTCACCTACCTCGCGCGCAAGTCTGCCGAGAACCATCTCCGCCTGACCGGCGGTCCGGCCGGCATCATGCAGGACGCGCTCACCCGCGCCGCCGCCGTGGTTGGCCCGGGCGATGCCAACCCGTTCCTCGTGGCGGTCGCGTCGTCGGTGCCGCCCCGGACGGACGCGGTGCCGGACGACCACCTGCCGCCGCTGGTGCCGAACTGGTGGCACCTCGAATGCCAGTTTTCCTGGGGCTGGGAGCGCAGCGGCTCTTATGATAGGAGCTACCCCACGCGCGCCGAGGCGCTGTCGGTTCTCAAAACCATCAAGAGCGGGCTGAAGTATCGTGTCTGCCGTTCCAAGTAATTCACAATCGTAACTTGCGAACCGCCCGCGCCGCGGTATCTTTCCCCATGAACAACACCGATTTTACCGCGGCCTCCGCGAAACTTTTCCGCGACATCGTGACCGACCTGCCGAACTGGACGGGCGTCACGCCCTGTTTCAACCACATCACCAGCGCCCTCCGCGGGAACCTCACCGACCTGAAAAAACGCGGGCTGATTACGACCTTCCGCAGCGACGGCGAGGAATGGATTGAACTGACCGCTGCCGGCGAGGAATTTGCCCGCACGGTGGGCATGGGCAAATTCCTTCCAAGCTGATTTGACAAACCGGCCCGCCCGGGCTACCTTACGCCATGAGCAACGAAACAAAGAACGAGCCGAGCGCGGTGCGGGTGCCCGCGCCCGAGCTGACTTCCCAGGAGTGGGAACTGCGTCGCAAGGAGCGCGTCGCGAAGCAGTGGGCCGACCGCCGCGCGCGGTGGGCAGCCTACAAAAAAGCACAAAACCACTTGCGCGGGTCCTGAACCCGTGCGACCTTACGCCATGAATTATTCGATTATCTGGAAACTCCGCGAGGGCGGGCTGGTCACGTTCCGCTTTGAAGTGGAGAACGTGCCCACCCTCGCGGACGCGCTCGCGGCCTTCCGGCACGCCGAGCCGAACGGCTACCTCGTGCGGGCCTATGCGCACGAACCCATTGACCCCGCTCTGCTCGCGGGCCTGATGGACACCCTGGAGCAGAAAATTGTGGCGGACGGCTGGCGTTCGCTGGGGGACTAATTTTATGAGCGAACCCTGGTTTTCCCAAATCCTGTGGCCCGTCCTCCGCTCCGCGGATGGCGAAGCCGGTCTTACTCCCGAGGTAGTGCTGCAAGCGGTGCGCGCCTGGGACCAGCAACAAATGTGGGAGCGTGGCCGCAGCGTAATGCCGACGGACCTGCGCGACGCCGTGTATGCGGTGCTCAGCCCCGCCGGGCGCCGCGCCGCGGACTTGGCGGCATTGTCATCCCTGAAGGGCTAACCCGATGCGCCTAGACTTCCATCGCGACATCTACCTGCCGGCGGACCTAATCGCCCAGGTCCGCGCCGTGAACTATTCCCGGCTGGATTACAGCATGCACGCCGTCCGAGAGGCCGCGGCAGACGGCCTGCGCGCGCACGAGCTGCCCCGGGCGCTGTCTTTGGACGACTGGGGCATCATTCACGTAGAGACGTGGTCCGGTCGCGCCACGGGCGTCCTGGTGCGTCGCACGCTGTTGTCCCGCCCGGGCTGGGACCTCGTGCTGGCGGTATCGGTGCCCGACTGCCGGGTCAAAACGGTCTGGCTGAACGAAACGACGGACCGCCACCGCAGTTTGGACCGGAAAAGATATGTTGCGAAACCCGCTTGACGGGCGGGGGGACGTGTGGCACTTTACTTATGACGCGGGAACAGTGGACAGGACGCGAGACAACAGGTGGCGAAGGGCCGGGTTTGTCCCCGGAGCAAAGCGCCTGCGCGGTCTGAAAGCTGGTGGGCTGCCGGGGTTTAATCCCCCGGATTGGTCCGGAAGGGGCGGTTCGCGAGCTGCCTCAGAGGTTCGATTCCTCCCCGTCGTCACCATTTTTGTGAACGCTTTCAACGAAAACCTCCTGGCCACCGATGAGTCTGGCTTAACGGAATCCTGCGACGTCTGCAACCGCGTCATCCTGAACTGGACGACGGTGGGGGACGCCGCCACCCTGGCCGAGGACGGCCAGACGATTCTGTGCCGGCATTGCGCCGATTTAATTTGACATCCCGGCCCGCCGGTGCGACATTCCACGCCATGAGCGACATCAAAGAGATTTCAATCGAAACCCTGCTCCCCTGGGGCGCGCCCAAGCGGGTGCGCCTTCAGGACGGGAGCGAACGCATCCTCCGCACGTCCTTTACCGTGCCGGCGGCGTTCTGGGATGCCTGGAAGCAGAACAAGGCCACGCTGCAAGCGGCCGGCATTTCCCCCAAGCGCCAGCCGAACGGCTCGTGGATTGTGAACCACTGGGCTGCGGTTGACCCCGTCGCCGCCAAGGCCGAGCAGGCGCGCCGGTTCGTCGTGGCCGAGGCATCGCGCGCGACCGACGCGAACGTGGACCTTCCCCGCCCGGCCGGGCTGGATTATCTCCCCTATCAGAAGGCGGGCGTCGCGTTCGGGCTGGAGTGCTGGGCCGCGAAGCGTGGCGTTCTTATCGGCGACGAAATGGGCCTGGGCAAAACCATCCAAGCCATCGGCCTGATGAACTGCACCGCCGACATCAAGTCGGTCATCATCGTTTGCCCGAACACGCTTAAGCTGAACTGGGCACGCGAGCTGAAGAAGTGGCTGACCCGCCCCATGTCGGTCGAGGTCCAATACTCGAACAAACCGTTTTCCCGCGCGGACATCGTCATCGTGAATTTTGACATCGTCCACAAGTTCCTCCCCGCGTTGAATGACCGGACGTGGGACCTGCGCATTGTGGACGAGAGCCAATACATCAAGAACCCCAAGGCGCGCCGCACGAAGTCCACGCTGGCCATCCGCGCCGCGCGCAAGGTCGCGCTCACCGGCACGCCGATAGAGAACCGCCCCATTGAACTGTGGCCCGTCCTGAACGACCTGGACCCGTCCGCGTGGCCGAAGGGAAACTTTTTCCAATACGCGCGCCGCTACTGCGCGGCGAAGCAGAACGGCTTCGGCTGGGACTTTTCCGGCCACTCGAACGAGGCCGAGCTGCAACACAAATTGCGTTCTTCCATCATGGTGCGCCGCCTGAAAAAGGACGTCCTGAAAGAGTTACCGCCGA